TGTGCCGCAACGTTACCGAACGCCTCTCGAGAATGCTTGTGGTCCTCTCGAGCATATGTTGTAGCTGTGCCAACAACAGCAGAGTCCCCCACAGCTGAAGCCGTAACTGTAGTAGCTGGAACAGCTCCTGCGCCACCTTGTGCAGCAACCCACCCTGAGCCATTCCACCAATATAGAATGTTATCTGCACTGTTGCCATAGAGTTGAAATTTAACCGGAGAGCCTGGGGCACCAGCCAACGTCTCAATTACAGGCTTAATGAGTTGATATTGACCCAAATCCAGTGAGTCTAGAACTTTGATGGGCATGCGAACTCCTTAGCTCAGGTAAGCTTGGCCGCCGAAAGCAGCTCCGAATGTGACGGTGACGACATCCATAGAATCGTAATGCGGTGAACACAGGACGAAATCACCTTGTGTATCGACGACAGTAACGCTCGGATAATAACCAAGATTGTGCTCAATTACCCATGTATCTGAAGGAATTGCTTGAATATGAATGTGCACGTCCGATGTAGCTGCTCCAGGGGGACCTTGCGGGCCTTGTGGGCCAGATATACCGCCTGTAATCTTGGCTTCTATGACTTTGGCTTGGGCTACACGAACGACCGGGGGTTGTACTTGTGCTACTCGAAGAACAACAGGTTGATTACTGATTTGAACAACGAATGTTTGCTCACTCATCTCGTTGCCTTAAATACTAGAGGGAGAATAAACGCAAGAAGCGTGTCGCCAAGTGCGGGGCTACCAATGGGCCACACTTTCAAACTTGCGTGATACTCCTTTGCCAGAAGCAAGCCAGTGACATCCCCGCCAAGAAACAGGTCGATCCATCCGTCGCCAGGAGTTCGCATAGTACAGACAAACTCCGCGTCTGGGTCGACGTCCTTAGTCGGCTTGTCCTTGATATGAGCTTCAATCTCCATTCCACTAAAGTCAAATGGCTCAAATACCTCTGGATCCTCACTGACCAATCGCTCGAGTTTGACGGCAAGTTCCAATTTCGAACCAATCACCACCTCAGTCAATTGCATTACTGGAACCCCGTTTTCGACGAAGATTGTTTGTTGTGCCATCTTTCCTCCTCTCTACAGGGTAGCAATACTCAGGGTGGGGTAACCTTTTTGTCCATCTTTATCGACAGTCAAAATATGCTCACTAACTCGAAATATCTGTTTTGTACCAAATTCACCGAAGACACTTACAAGATCTCCGACATCATAATCAATCTTGAACTTTGGTTTAGCCGTAATAGATATTTTGGCGTCCATCAAAGAGATTTTTCCATTATGGTCCAATTCTCCTTGAGCTCTTGTCGATACTGCATCGGGACCATTCACATCAGGAACGTAATTATCTGGATGCATTTTCAAATCTTGTGCTTCAACATACAAAATCCTTCGCTTAAAACCGACCTCCGGAGCAGTTAAAGCCAAACTTTGATATTCAGGAATAGAGTGCCGAAGCGCTGCAATTGTCGCATAATTCTTGTATCCCTTATGCGATTGAAAATATGTCGCACTATCCAGGTCTTCTCGAGCAGCATAAAAGACTACTTCTTCTGTAAGATCTTCTCCATCATACACAACGAAATATAGCTTAGGTTCAGACCCAAGCGCGGGGTTAGTTATAGGACGATTTACTTTGATCCCAGCATCCGCACTGGCAAGTAACTCGAGAACAACTTTATAGAGTTCGCCTCTTTTCATTGGATAATTAGCTGAATCTTTTGGACGATCAAGTGAAGCATAACAAATAATGTTCGGAACGATCTGACCTGTTGGAGCATAGAAATAAAACTCAAGAGGATTACCGACATATGCTGGTGGTGCTCCCTGAAATCGCATTTGAAGAATCAAGGCTGCAACTGTGGCCGGGTCATTAGGAAAGATTACGACAGGAGTCTCGACCGTTTGCGTAGCGTTCCAGAACGGCAACTGAGAGTCTGGCGTTGTCCGATTTTCAGCCATCGTTTCTAAGCTTCGACCAGATATCGTTACCAATAGCCGCTTTTTTGGATCTCTAATTATCTCGTGATTCTCTACAATCATTACTTCACGGGTATCTGTATGAGAAACCAACGAATCAATTGGCAGAATATCCAAAATAGAAGTATCGTCAATCGCTCTCAATTGAAAGTCACCGGCTTCTCTGTACCGTTCGATCCAAGCCAAACTTTCAAATTTTTGCACCGTATCGGAAGGATGATATATGTCAGGAGTTAATCTGAAAAGATGCACACTACACCCCCCAATATCTAGGCCTATACTTAAGGCTGCTAACCGATGCCCAAGGTTCATCTAAATTCCATCGCCAAGTATTAACCCCAGAATATAATTGAGGCCAAACCGCACCAGCATTGACGTACCCAGAAATATCGTAATCTACACCGGCACGATACACCATAACTCTTTGATTCTTAACTTGAGTAGTCACAGTAACTTGATCAGACGCCAATAATGGAAAACTTACTTCAAATAACGTATAAAGGCCTCCAGTAAAAGAATCCGATCTCAATTCTGGTCCTTCATACCAAAGTTTCGCATGATCAAATATTTTAAACCCAGTGGGTGATGAAGATACCACATTAAATTTCAATGTAATTCCAGTCGGAGCAGTTCCAACAGTATAGTTAATGATCGGCTGATCAGTGTCGTTTATTGTGAAATATGGTACTTGGATCTCTTCTGGACCAGAGAACCAACTTTCGTCACACTCAATTGTCAATACTACTTCTGGACTATTAGTAAAATGCGTAGCTTCTAGACTTTTGACAAATCCAGTTACCTGAGCTGTAACATCAGCACCATTCATTAATTGAACAAGAATTGATCTATTAACCAAACGATAAATGGCGTCACGTAACTGACTATAAGATTGACCGAGATTTGGACTCAAAGCAATCTTCAAAACAATGTCTCGCTTTGCCAAAGCGGTATCTTTAATAGGAACACCATTAGAATCGAATCCAACGACAATTGCGGAGAAATCCGGAGGATCTAGACCGACAGCTCCTTGAAATATATACCCATTCCACCCAGCATTAACATCTAGGTCCAAATCAATAGTTGGTAGTGGCCATGAAACAATTTCATCAGGTGGGGGCCACGCAAAGTGATATGTTGACATTGGGTACTGTTCGAGAAGGCGAATCTTTGTAAGAATCATAAGACTTTCAGTTCCTCCTTCGAAATCGTAATCAAGTTACGAGTTTGTCTGTAAATATCCGCAGTGGACAACGCCTCTGGGGAGTAATTGTGCTGCTCGAACTTGATCTCGGTCGGCTGTTGCGCTCTCGTGTCTGTGAGAACTTCTTCTTGAGGAGGGGTCGTTGTTGTAGCCACTATTTCGGCCTGTTCAAATGACGCTCTTGCAATCATTGGTGTAACACCCATAATAGTACTAAGCTTACGGGCTTCAGCCTCAACCTTTGTCAAATCGAGAACCGGAGTGATCGTCGGAGTAAATTCTTCCATGTTTTCAATAAGATATGGAATCGTACTCAATGTTCTTTGCAGATTATTAATGACTCGATTGCCTAGTCTATCGGCACTATCTGTCGCTGGATCAGCATCATTAAGACCGATAGCAAGACCATCGATAATATCATGACCAATATCGATGAAGACTGTCGCTGGTGAATTAGCACCAACCAACCCTCTAATTCCACCAATAATGCCCCCACCTAGATCGCCAACTGCTCCAATGACGCCTCCTGCTTTACTGGCCAAACCAAACGTCATTCCATCAATAATCGAACCAGCCAATCTAAGTCCAGCCTCTCTCAACTGAGGCGCATTCTCATCAATACTATCGGAAATACCATTGATCAAATCAATGACCATGTCCCAACCAGCATCGATAACGAGCATGATATTGTCGTCGATACCACTGATGAAGGAGGCGACTGCTTCTGCTCCGGCCTCGACAATGTCCTCAATTGCTGTACCAATACCGGAAATAATGTCGGCAATCATTTCGCCGCCAGCAATGATGATGGCCTGCGCTCCTTCACCGATTCCCTTAATAAACTCCGCAATGATTGTGGCTGCGGCAGTAATTACTGAAGCTAAATCTTGCGCTATTCCTTCCAAAAGAGAAACTAGAATTTCAAGGCCTGCGCCTATAATTGTTGGCAACATTCCAGCGATGGCAGTTAAGAATTCAGTAACAATCTGCAGTGCTGTAGTGACAACTTCGCCGATATTGTCACGAATCCCCCGGAGCAAATCGAGAAGAATTCCAAGACCAGTCTCAATGAGTACTGGCGATGCTTCTGCGATAACATTTAATATTTCCAGAATGAATAATAGAACCGCTTCCCCTAGTTTAGGAATGTTTGCGATGAGCAAATCAAGAAGCGCTTTTATAACCTCGTCAAGTCCTGCGACAATCGCCGGTAGCGCATCTACAATCATTTGCGCCAAAGTTAGTAGACCTTGCCCAAAGGAACCGATAATTTCTGGCATCACATCAATTAGAACAGCAAGAGCATCAACAAGTACAGCAATACCTTGAGTCCCAGCCGTAGCAATAATCGAGAATGCGGTGGCTACCATCACAGCACCATAACCAAATAATGCAAATCCTGCACCAACTAGAAGTAACGCACCACCAAGCGCCAAAATAGCAGGAATAGCCACCTGTATAGCCATAGCTCCAAGAGCAAGAGTACCCAACATAAGGAGCACTCCAGCCAAACCCTTAAACATGTCGGCCCAAGGTATGCCAGCAAACGCCTTAATTCCCTGTGCCAACAACTTCAACGCAAGTCCCATGATTACCATTGCTGCTGCCCCAGCAAGAGAGCCTTGCATAAGGAAAGCGGCTCCAGCAAGAATAATAAGTACACCTGCTATTCCATAAAGACCCTTAATCATATTCTCCCAAGACATACTACCCAGCATCTGTATCGCCGTGGCCATTGCCACAAGCCCTATGCCTATGGCAAGTAGTCCAGCACCTTGAAGCGCCAATAGTGCACCATTTGGAAGCAAATACATTGCTCCAGCAAGAATAAGAAGAGACGTGGCCATTGCGGCCATACCCTTCCCCATTTCGGCCCAACTCATCTCAGCAAACGACTTCAACGCCAAAGCCAAAATATTCAAAGCTATGGCAATCGCAATAAGTCCAACTCCAGTTAAAACCAAATTGTTTGGCATTGCACTTACAGCAATACCAATTGCCATTAACCCACCATAAACACCCGTAAGGCCCTGCCCCATAGCCTCCCATTCCATCTCAGCAAAGGACTTCATAGCCAAAGCCAAGATGTTCAATCCTATGCCAATTACTATAAGACCGAGGCCAGCTCTAATCATTCCTCCGCTGTTTTCACTAAGAGGACCGATTGCCACGGTTAACATTAGAAGCAGACCACCGACAGCAGTTAAGCCCTTTGCGATCTCTTCCCAATCCAACGTACTCAAATTCTGCATGGCAACCGATAAGAGAAGCACTGCTACAGACAAGAGAATTAAGCTACCGGTAAGTAATGCTAATTTTGCCGCACCCATTGGTCCGGTCGTAATCAAAGTAAGAAATGCTATCATTCCTATAAGCTCACCAAGACCACCAGCCATTGCAGCCAACGATCTTGTGAGCGCCCCTGCATCCAGGAAAGACAACACGACCATTGCGGCCACTAATATACCCAAAGCAATCGCGATCTTAAGTATTGCGTCCGCCTTGATATTCGTTTGCATAGCCGAAAGAACACCTGTCAGTTCCTTAAGCGCATCGGAAAGACTCGTGAAGACTCCACCAACATCACCTTGAAACTCTTTGAGGAATCCTCTAAATATAAGAACTAAACCAGCGAAGAGACCGGTATTAACTGCGTCCAACGCCTGACTATAATCGGCAGTGCCAAATATGTTCGCAAGTTCCTGAGGAAGATCGCCTAACGCTTCCAAGACGAAGGATCCGAAAGCACCAAAGACATCCATTAGACGAACTAAGCCAGCTTTAATGAAGTCCCAGACATCTCCTAATTTTCGACCAATACGACCCACAATATCTAATTTTTCACCAATTTCTTCGAGAACATCTTTGGCATTTTCAACACCGCCAGAAACGAAAGCCTTTATCTTATCTCTAAGATCACTAAAGACAAGACCAAGCTTATTAGCTATCTCAAGAACCTTGTCTGTTGATGTGGTAAACTTTCCTTGCACACCAGATGCAAACGAATCAATAACATCCTTAATCGTATCAAAGAACTTCGCAATCCCGCCACCTTCAATCAATGATTCTGAAAGCTCAGTAACTGCTTTACCTACTCCACCAGCCCACTTAAGAAAACCCTCGCTTGGGCCTGCCGCTTGGAATAGACCAAAGATATGACCAAATACACCGAAAATTTCCTTAACCACTTCGATCCCAATGCGGAAAGCAGAGAATACTCCCTTAAATATGTTCCTTACAGCCACAACTTGTGCCGGAACAAGCTTTAGGCCCTCAGTAAATGTCCGGAACCGATCAGTCAATATAAGAAGTCTCTCGGCTGTCATCGGCGGGAATATGTCTTGGAACGCATCTCGAATCGGCCTGAGAATCGACATCAAGCCATCAAATGCATTCGTCAACGCTTCAATTAACGCGTCACGACCACCGAAATCGTGCCAAGTCTTGAGTATTTCATTACGAGCATCTGAAGAGGTCCCAATGAATTTACCAAGAGTATTGTTAATGTTAGTAAATAACTTACTCGCCTCTTCGAAGTCACCAAATATAAGTCGGAAGGACGCTGACCATCCAGATCCGATACTTTCTTTTACGGTACTAATAAGCTGAGTAAGAGTCTTGACCTTTGTCGCCGCGTCCTTACCAACTTGACCCATTTCCAAAATCGCTGCAGTTTGTTCTTGCGTGTACCCCATTGAAAGAATCTGCGCCTCTGTAAGGTCTCCCGTGAAACCTGCCAGAGTATTAGTCAGAACTTCTGCTGTGATCCACCCAGTCTCAAGAGAACCACGGAAAGTGTTACCCGCTTCTTTCCACGCTTCAAATGATTGATCGATCGGAGTATCAGCAATTGTACCTAGTGCTTTACCTGTTTCGAACAATGCCTTCTGGAAGACCTCGCCGCCCATTCCAGCGTTGACAATGGAGTTCCAGTCCATCAACTTGACACTACCGGAAGCAAGTGCTTGCGAAAGCTGATACATCGCCGTAGACGCTTGTTGCGAGTTTGACCCAGATATAGCAGCCAGGTTCGCAATACCCTTAATTCCCGATACTGATGTTTCCAGATCGATACCCGCCGCAGTGAATGTACCAATATTCCTGGCCATTTCACCAAAGTTGTAAATCGTTTGGTCAGAATATTCATTCAACTGATCAAGTGCCTTATTGACATCTTGCAATGTCGTAGCATCTGCTCGAGTATTCGACATAATCGTCTGAATTGAGTTCATGTTGGTTTCGTACTCTTTGAAACCCTCAATTACAAGATTTAGAGACAACGAACTTGCAATACGTGCGCCCGCATCAATTGCTTTATTGACAACATTTTGCAACACTGTAAAAGCGATTGCACCCATCGCCGAGAATTTACTAGCAATACCATCTACTGCTGAGGCAATACCAGCAAGATTAACACGACTGGCTGCTGCTGCAACTTGCTCAAAACCCTTCTTTGATTGGGAGAAATCAAGACTGGTGTGCAATTTAGCCAAACTACCCATCGTTGCTGCCATAGAACCAGCAAACTGGGTCTGTGCACTAGTAAAATCGAGACTAGCTCGTAGCTTGTCCATACTAGCTATCATTGCTGCTGTGTTATCAGCAAAACGAGTTTGCGCACTAGTGAAATCGAGACTTCTTTGTAGCCTGTCCAAACTAGCTATTGTTGCTGCAATTCGTTCTTCGAATCGTTGATTATCAAACGACATCGCTACAATACGATCGTCTATGCTACTAGGCACGTGTCACCTTCTCCCATACATCGTTGGCGATTTGGTCAAATACAGGTTGAATAGCGGGGTTAATGTAATTACGACCTACAACCCATCCACCAGTTCCAGTACCGTGCCCATACTGAAGAATGAGTGCAATAGAAACACCATGCTGAACATTTGTGTTATACCAAATAATAGTAGCGCGACCTTTGCGGGGACTACCAATAACCTTGAACGCCCATGATTGAGCCGTCAATCTACTATCAACTGGAGTTGCCGCAGAAAGAGCAGATACCCCAAGAGCACCAAAACGACTAAGATCACTCATGTATTCTCTTTTAGCCAACTTCTTTAATGTATCATTGGTCGTTTTAGAGGAGCCCGATAGTTTCACATGGATCATACCGACTCCTTTCTTTAAGAATTTACTCCCATTTTGACTATTCTTCTACAACTTCTTTAACCTCTTCTTTCTCTTCGAGTAACGCATTGAGTTTAGCTATGTGACAGGTCTGAATAGCAATGGTGTACTCTTTTGGAAAGAGCCTCTGAAAGACATCTACGAGTTCAGAAAGTTCCACTTGAACGTCCATTACATTGCTCCCTCTAATAGATCAACTCTCGAATCAAGTTCTTGTACAGCAGCAAGCACTGCTGTAAGTAATGGCATTACCGAAATTGCTTCTGGATTTCCATCATTATTGAACATTACTGCTTCTGGTAAGAACTCCGCCACTTCTTCTGCAACAAACCCTATCTCTCCTCGTTCCCAGTTGAGACGACGAGCGCAAGGAGAAGCCTCTGACCCACCACACGTATCATTGTGGCACCTGTGGATCCTGTACTTCGTCGTGTCCTTTTGCTCTTTTTCATCCGACGGCACTTCGGCCATGGCGTCTTCTTCTTTACGACGGAAGCTCACAGGGTGGAGGTCACGTAACCGCTTGGTTGGACGGTCAGGGTTGGCTCCAGCCCCGAGGTTCTTCGGATTTGGAGGCCAAGGCGATATGTCTTGTTTAGTGGCTCGAGCCGAAGACACGTCGAAAGCCGAAGCTGCTAATGGAACATATGAAATTCCACCAGCATCTCGGAAGTAGAAATAGTTACTACCACTAGCAATTCTAATCTGAGGTGCCGTACCGCCAGCATGAAAAGCAATGGCTGCACCACCTGTTCCTGGATTAGCAAGAAACGAAGCATTACCCCAACCAGCGTCCGCGATCTGATTTCGGTTTCCTTGACATTGAGAATTCACGATTAAGTTATCAGTGACATACCCTGATCCCGCAAGATGGAACCGATACCCACTGATAAGTGATCCACCGTTATTGATCGAAACGTAGCCACCACCAAAGACACCTTGATCTATGTACACACTCTTCCCAGAATGCGAGCGAATCCATGTCGTGTCTTGCATGAACCAACCGCCGACATAGGAGGGCCAATAAAGACTGTTACTACCAGTGATTGTGAACCCAGGAGCACTTGGAGCAGCATTGAACGATGACGCCCCAAGAAGCTGAAGCGTTCCAATTTCACTATGAAGAATCATGCCAGAAGAATGACCTTGTAAATATCCAGTTCTTGTTGCCCCACTAAACCAAGCAGCATAACCATTTATTGTTGAGAACTTAAGCGCTTCTCCACCAAAACTTAAAGTGTGACTAGCCGAACCCACATTCCCAGACATAACAATCGAAGTTCCGGTAAGCGGCCCCGTCATAGTATCTCCACCAACATTAACATACGCTGCGTTACCCTCTGTGGCGGTCAAATATACAGGATGTGGATCGGCAGCGGCGACATGTGCGGCTAATTCCGCTTCTAAAACATACCCAATATGTGGATCCGCAAGAGCAACATGACCGGCAATCGCAGCCGCATAAGCAGCTGTAAATGCAGGATCGGCCGCCAAGTTTGGCCGAGTAATTGGGGCAAGATCTCCACTAGCTCGAGTTAAAAGTTGACCATCCTCTGTCAAATATACAGACAAATCAGCGGGACCCATAGGGCCACGTGGACCTGGAGGCCCTGCGTTAACAATTCCAACCGAAGACCCTGGTGAATTAACAACTAGCCGTTGTGGAGTCGAAACAACTTCAACTGACGAATCGCCTCGATTGACGACAATTTGTTGAGTAGTTCCAACTCGATTTAACGTTTCCCCACCTCTATTAACAACAATTCGCTGTGTTCTAGAAACAGCTCGAATCGAAGATGGCGCTTGGTTTACATTTACAGTTTGATTTGTCGGAGTAACATCCATTCCACTCATGCGGTTACCGTTTCTATGAATGTCACCTCTAATGGACCATCAAATACCGCATACGGTTCTCCGCCCGAAACACGTTTAATGTCCATAATGCCCGTTGGATATTGAATATCTTCTGTTATTGCATCATCCAACTTTAGTACGATTTCGCCATCCGTTCCATCGCTGTCAAATAATACTGTCCAGGTTGCAATAAGCTCTCCTGATGGAGTTCGAATTTCGCTTGTGATCACATCGTCAGAAACATCAAAACCAATAGAAATAGGGAGGAGATTTGTCCTATTTTTGAAAACTTTAATTGCATCACTCATTTGATCCTCCGATCATAGAACCTTGATGATCTTTGTGAATGTAATGTACGGCGGCATGTTATTATGAGCCTCACCAGAACCAAGCGCCTCAGAAGGAAATGGTGCAATATCAACAGAAAGAGTCCCTGCCGGATGCTTATGATAAACCGCTGGTGCCCCAGTTGTTGGCGGGAGAGGATGCTGATGCAAATCAGATACAGTTGATCCACCAGTAGTAAGTTCTGTCGTGACGGTCGCACCGCCAGCAGGATCATGCAAAATATCGATAGAGTGAGGTCCCCCAGGGGTCATCATAATGAATCTAGAGTCCACTGTTGCACCAAGATTTGTGTGATTACCCATCCCACCAGGACTGGTTTGACCACCTAAAATATGAGTATGACCACCAAGATCATCTCCAGTGGAACCGCTAAGCCCAGTGGGAGGAGGATTAATCTGAATCGTTGCCAAAGGCAATTGAGGCCTAGTCAACGCAACAGTTTTCGCACCACCGGTCTTCCCAATAGCATCAAAATCCGAATCAGCACTGTCAAATCCAACCGAAATTCGATGTCTAGTGTCTGGCATTATAATATTTGCGCCAGATTTCATACTTGCTGGGATTTTACTCCAAAATTCAGGATATAACGTTTGGCCATTAACAACTGTTTGCCCAATCATCAAAAGCCATCTGACAGTTGGCGCTGTAGTCCCAATGTAATCAAAAGATATACCAATTGGGACGTGCTCGTTCAAACCCGCATCTAACGTTTCATTACTAATTCCTGGTGAGCCAATCGGGCCACGAACACTACCCGCATTAATAGTAGTGCCATCTTTGCGTGTTAGAATAAGGTTGTCTCCAACTACGTCACCGTCGACAACCGACGCGTTTTCGATCGCCAACATTCTTTCTTTTGTAAATCCATCAATCGAGGCCATGTGAGCTCCTTACGTTAGATGCGGGTCGAAGAACGATCAGACGGGATCGGGACGTCCCGGCGCAGTAATATCCGTTCGGCCGAATCCGAGATTGGCTTCCAGAGTTTCCAAACGACCCTCGAGAGTTTCAAGACGAGAATAAACCTCTGTTCGGATAGCGTCCTGTACCGCATCACTATTAAGCAATGCCGCAAGATTGTCGGCGGCATCAGCGAAACTGATTCCATCTCGAGCAGCAATCTTCTCGACAGCGGCATTCCACTGATCGATTTGACTTTGCGTGGACATGTGTGCTCCTTGTTTCAGTTGTTGTTCACGGGTTGACAATAAAGCTCAATACAAATACGGCTAGGCCTACAGCCACAGTGGCCGCAGCATATCGAGAGAAATTAGTGTGATTTGGATCATTAGAAGTCAGCCAAAGGATCGCGCCAAGAACAAATATAGCGATCGCTGCGATCTGAGTCCATTCGACACTGTTCAATGCAAACATGTTACCCCCTAATGGGACTTGTTGCTAACTCGGTATGTCACTTCGTCCAAATATACGGCATTTGCTTGAATAAGTTGCCAAGTAGTCGCATCCAACATAGTTAGAAGATCGTCTGGAGCTTCTATGGTAAATGTTCCGTCCTCATGATCCGTAACTCTAATAATAACCCATTCGCCAACAAAACTTGTCAATGTTGACAAAGCTGGAAGACGAGCGTCATTAAACTCGTCTCCATATAGAGTCTCTTCAATATCTTGAATAAGTTCAGTACTCATCTCTCTAGTGTCAAATATAACGTGCGCAGTTGGTCGAAAGTCATTAAGTTTACCTGGAATAGCCGTGACCGTCCATTCAAACTCCACGGCACTGCCCGTCGGAATAGTTTGAAAATTCTTTTGCGCTGGAACCGCCGTCAAATTATACAAAACATGGATTTTATACCCCGCCTCTTCATCCACATCATTACCGACCATTGTGCGATATGACATTCCGAATTGTGTCAGTTGTTGATTACCTACATAAAGTCCATTACCTGATCCAACTTCAAGAACGCCTTCGAATTGCAGGAATTCATCCGGATAAGTGTATGCTCTGACCGAAGCCGAGAACTCGCCAAGAGCCAAAACATTAGCAAACTTTACTCCATCAAAATAAACTGGAGCACCCTCGTTTCCAGACACTCTCTCGTTAACTGCAATGAGACCGTTCCATGGAACGCCTGGCGAATTCGGCGGATAGAGCACTCCTCGATCCACTCCAGCCTCGTAATAACGAGTTCCTAGCTCATCCCACAAAAGCGCAGTCATTACACCTCCAGTCTATCCAGTTGTTCCGAGCGCTGCTCTTCTTTGCGCATTGAGTTCTCGGTTTCTTGCCGCTAATTGACCTCTTGACATCTTCTTCTGTTTCGTACTCTTTACATTACAAATGCGAATCAAAGAGAAAAGTCGATTCAGGTGCCATGTTTCACATTCGAATGGGATGTTGTATGTGACCATCCAATAGTATACTAATTCCGAACTAATCGTTTCACTTCGCCCAGTAGCTTTGGGCATCATTCCAAAAGTGGTTGCTGATTGCTTTGACTCTATATAATCATTAACTCTTTCGATGTCGTCTGGACCAAACTTCGAAACGATGTCCAAAGGCACATTCGGAGTCACAATCATTGCCCTTATGTAATCAAGAACTTCTTCTGTTGTTTTGGTTCCTGGAGCAAGAAACGGTTTTTCGAATTTTGACTCCCATTTTGACACTGAGACCAAAGAATGCTCTAAGTCCAATTCAATGTAGTCGGAGTAGATGAACTTTCCCTCGACTTCATCATAGAACTCTTGTTTCGGAATAGTAATTCTGAGCATCCTTTGATCTCCTTGCCACCAACTGGATCACGGCGTATGATTAAAGAACCAGTCCTCATCGGCAACTGCCGGGAAGGTGTACCCTGAGTTCGGTCGAGCTGTGACAACCGTGTCTTGCGTGATGACGATTGGGCCGGCTGCAACCAAGACGTTATCGATGTAGTAACTAACGCCGGTAACGGCCGGAATCGTGAGGGTGTCTGTTGCATCAACATACGTCGGAGCCACCGGCATGACTTCAACTGTCGCACCAGCAGCGAACATTCCGAGAAGCTCTTGCGGAAGAGGAAGCCTTGGGCTGGTACCTACGGTGCCGTAAAGAACCTGGAGCAGAGCATCGAGATCGTCCGAATCCACATCAGTGGACACGATCGTGATCAAGGCACTCGGCTTGAGGTTAGGAACCGCCACTCCAGTTGTCGAGAACTCCCAACTGAAGGTGATTGCCTCCGGCGAATCATTGATCGTAGCGAAGGCCTTCTCAGACGGAGCTGCAATGGCATTGTAAACCAAATGCAACTTGTAACCATAGTCCGTAGATTCCTCGTCGTTACCAAGTCGGGTTCGATACGAAAGCCCGAACGTCTTGCGGGTCTGTTGTGCTACGAGGACTCCAGGAACAGGCTCTTCCGTTCCGTCGCATTGGGCGAATTCATTCGGGTAAGTGTAGGCCTCGATCGTTCCACCGAATTCCTCCACGGAGATCAGATTCAAATACTTGATGTTGTCGGCATACAACGCCGTAGCTTCCGCACCTGATGGCGACTCGGTAACGGTGGTCAAACCGTTCCAAGCAACGCCGAGATCGTAAACTCCAGCGGTTGGGATGTAAAGGACCCCGTGATCGACGCCAGTCTCGTAGAGACGCTCGCCGGATTGGTCCCAGACAAGTGCTGTCATGGTTTTCTCCTTAGAAGAAGAGGTTGAACACGTCGTGGTTGAGGTTATCGGCCGTATAGAAACGATCAAATATGCACATTGGAAGGTCGGCAATTTTATCTGGAAGATCGCTATCTGGATTAGCATCAATAACTATTATTTGATAGCGTTTACCATGATTATACGGCTTGTTCTCTGCAAACCGAGTAATCCGCAGATCTCTCTTATAAACAATACATGGATACACCATCTTAATGGATTCCGGTGGCTGAAAATATACATGATCCGAGCCAAGTAACTCTTTTAACAGAACTTGAAGGTCTGCACGTAGGCCCACAGTAAGCCTCCTTAAGGCGTTGAAACTAATACAGGACCGTTATAAACAGTTCCAAGGGCAAGGATAAGACGAGGTGGTCGAACCTCAACTGTCGTTACCTTCCAATTAACCCCCTCCCATCGAATATACTTAATGGCGAAGAAGTGTTTTGTGGCGTATTCATCAGCGATAATACTAATAGAATTACCCACAGAAATCTCATTATTCAAATGCTCATCAGGGGTCAACCTACGAGTGTTTCGAATAACTTCTCCATAATATTTCATTTCTGTGATCTGATCTACATGAACGCCAGATCCGGCAGGTGTTTCTACAGATTCACCGTATCCGACTACATCGTAGAACCTTGCCATGGAACCGGACCTTTCTCTGTATTAGGCAGCGGGACGAGTGAAGCTCCAGGAATCGTCATCGCTGGTGCCGAAGTAGTAACCCGTTGCCGGCGTGGCATTGACGACGTACGTCGTCCCTGGTGCAACCGTGTACGGAGAACCAGCCGCGTCAATCGTGGTTCCGCCGGCATTCTTATAAACAACACCGGTGGTGTTCACGATGGTCAACGCGCCAGTTGCCGGGACGTAGGTAGGAGCAGCAGGAGTAACCAGAACGTTCGAACCAGCGGTACGGTTGATGACCATGGCGGCCTTGAGCTTGACAAGAGCTCCAGAGAGCCGGGTCTCGATGAGGTACTTCAGCTTGTTGTAGTCGATGTCGAAGTCGTCGAAGAAGTTGACCTCTCCGCCCTTGTTGGCACCGAGCACGTAGTCAACCGGGTTGACCATGACGCCGATGATGTCTGGGTACTCGAGCATCACCTCAACCGGAACGATCTTGTCGACACGAAGCTCCATGGCGAGCTCCTCGAGGTTCCGGTACATGCGCTTGTTGTCGCCGTCACGCACGAGCAGGAATCGAGCGATCCAGTACTCCGTGGTGAAGAACGTCGGCATACCGGTACCCTTGAGCTTTGCCCGGTTCATGATGACAGCGTCCATCACCTCGAGCATCGACGAAGACGCATCATCAACGTTGACATAGATCTGCGTGGTGTAGAGCTCGTGATCGGTTGCGATCG